ATGTCATCTTCATAGCGGCTCTGCCAATCCCGCAGCGAGTCCGTATTACTCGCTTCCACAAGCCGCGCCTCGATCTCTCTTAGCTGCTCTTCGCTCAGTCCCACGGGCATTCCGCTCCAGATGGCAAGACGACATCTTCGCCGTAGTGGATGTGTGAAAACGGCACCCCACACTCCCACTCTGGTCCATGCCGCCACCACGTAGGCCGCGGGCGCCTCAAGACGGAGTATCGCCACCAACACTCCAGCCTGAGTGTCGGGTCGATCCGATCCATAAGCCATTCGATAAGCGGCATGGCGCCCCCTCGCATTCTCGCACACCCCGTAAGGAGACCTACCGCCTTGGACCCAGCACAGAAGCTCTTTACGCGGATCGAGATAAAGGCCGTCAACACCGACCAGCGGATCATCGACGGGTGGGCCGGAGCGATTGGAAACAAGGATCGCTCCGGAGACATTATCGACAAGGGCGCCTTCGACCGCACTCTGAAAGAGCGCGATGACGTCGTCGCCTTCATCGGTCACGACTCATCGAAGCTACCAGTGGGCGAGCCCATCTCCATGCGCGCCGACGCTGATGGCCTGTTCACCAGCACCAGCGTCTACAACACGCCCGACGGTGACGCGCTACTCGAAGTGGCCCGCCGACGGCTCGCCCGCGGCAAGACGCTGGGTATGTCGATCGGCTACCGCACCGTCAAAGAGAAATGGGTCGGTTCAACCCGCCACCTGCTCGACGTGGACCTGGTCGAATACTCGTTTCTGGCCAGCCCCGACTTGGCCGCCAATCCGCTAGCTACCGTAACTGGCGTCAAGGCTACCGGCACAGGCCCGGTCATCACCACCGACGATTCCTACGAAGACCTGATCGATGACCTGGAGGCCGCCGCCGCGCTCGCGCTCGGCGCGGGCTACGTGTATGTCTGCGCCACGTTCCCCGATCATGTCATCGTCAGCACCTACTCCGCTACCGATGACGGGCAAGTCTACTACGACTTCCCCTACACGCTGAACGCTGACGGCGAGCCCGAATTGGGCGAACCAACCTCAGTTGATCCGGCCTACGTCCCATCAGACGCCAAGGCCCGCGCAACTACACGCCAGGAGGCGAAACGTATGCCCACTGAAACTCGCACTGTGCCGTGGGATGCGGCTTTCGTCTCGGCCCTGCCAGACAGCGCCTTTGCCTTCATCGAGGGCGGCGGGACGGCAACCAAGGACGAATCCGGAAGCACGGTTCCCCGCTCACTGCGCCATTACCCGCACCACAACCCAGATGGCACCGTCGATGCGGTTCATTTGGAGCACGCGCTCGAACACGCCGCAAGCTCGCCGGATGACGTCGGTGTCAAAGCGCTCGCGCATCTCGCACGTCATGCGCGCGCGATCGTCGCTGGCCATGCGATCGACCCGCACGCGCAGGTATGGTCGGAGGGCGCGCCCGCTGCACTGCTGACGATTGGATACAAACTGGACAAGATCATTGCCGACATTGCTCAGGACCGCCTGGCGATGGAGCGCGTCGGCATCGACACCAAGAATGGCGCTCGCCTGAACTCCGCCATGCGCGCGCGCATCAACGATGTGCACGGCAGCCTGGGTCAGATTCTCGAGTGGGCCGACCAGATCGAGAAGGGCGACGACGGCAAAGCCCGCGTCGATATGTTCCGCCACCGCCTGGCGATGCTGCAGCTCGAGGAGGTTTCCTGAACCGCCTCGGTCGTCGCTAACATCCCCACCCCCCGCCAACCCTCAAACCCTCACACAGCCCGCTATCGGCGGGCCTTTTTGATGCCCCTCGAAGGAGGCCTCCTGACCCATGAGCCTGACAACCATGCGCGGTGAGCTTGAAACACTCAAAGCCCGCGCGCAAGCCATCATCGACCAGTACGGCGCCGGTGGCCTGACCGCTGAAAAGAATGAGGAGCTGACGAAGCTCACCACAAAATGTGTGGAGTTGGCAGGCCAGATCAAGGCCGAGCGCGACCTGGACGACAAAAAGCGTGATCTGAATAGTCTGGACGAGTTCCTGAATAAGCCCCAGTACAAGGTGCCGCACGGTGTTGGCGAAGGCGACACTGATACGCACAAGGCGCTGCGTTCGGCAGGCTGGGAGATCAAGGGGGGCTTGGTCTACGCGCCAACCAGCACCGGCAAGATGCTGGAGATGTACACCGAGGACGTGCTGCTGGGCGACATTCCCAGCGTCAAGGACGTCGGCGAGGGGGTGGTCGAGTTCTACCGTCTCACGCGCCGCGCATTCCAGCCGGACTATCGCAAGGCGTACGAGCGCTACATCCGTCTGTCAGGCATGATGCACGATCCGGCAATGGCGTACACGCGCCTGACCGGCGACGAACAGAAGGCACTTTCCGAAGGCACCGATACCGCGGGCGGCTTCCTGGTCCCGCCGGACATTCAGGCGGAGTTGCTTGTCCGCACAGCGCAGCAAGCGGTGATTCGTGGCAAGGCGCGCGTACAGGCGACCTCGCGCGACATTCTCAAGTGGCCGATGGTTCAGGCGGCGGCAGCCACTACTGGCGGTCTGACCTCCGGCGGTGGCTCGATCTTCTCGTCTGGGTTCGTCGGTTCCTGGGCAGGTGAGACTCCGGCCTTTAGCGATGTTGACGCATCGTTCGGATCAATGGACATCACCATCAAGAAGCTCCGCGTAGCCACTCGGCTGTCCAACGACTTCATTTCGGATGCCGTCGTCAACATCCTTTCTTTCCTGGCACAGAACGGCGCCGAGAACATGGCGCTGGTCGAGGATCTCGGCTTCATTCTCGGAGACGGCTCGTCGCTCCAGCCGCTCGGCATTCTGAATGCGCCCAACATCAGCACCACCGATATCTGCGCCTCGCCGCTGACCACGCACGTGCTGGTCAACGACACCACACACCCTGGCCCTCCAGGTGCGCTCATCGACCTCGTTTATTCCCTGCCGCCGCAGTACGCCAGTCGTCCGTCAACGTCCTGGCTCATGCGCCGCAGCATCGAGGGCAAGATCCGCAAGTACGTCGATGGTGCGGGTCGCTACCTGTGGCCGGCCATGACGCAGTCCGCATTCGGCGCAGTTGACCACGATTTGATGGGGTATTCCATCAGCAACAGCGATTTCATGCCGACCGATGGCACGGCGACCAACACCCCGGTGCTGTTCGGTGATCTCTCCGGCTACATCATCGGCCAGCGCGCGCAGATCACCTCCACCGTACTCCGCGAGAGGTTCGCGGACACGGACCAGACCGGAATCATCCTTTGGGAGCGCGTTGGCGGCGCGGTATGGAATCCAGACCAATTTCGATTGGGCATCTTTACCAGCTAAGTCCGTTTACGGACCTTGCTCATCCGCAAGTGGGGGCCGGGTAGGCCCCCGTTCTTTCCTCGCAACGCGCATACATCGCAGAAGGAGGCCGGGTAGGCCATGCCAATGCACAACTCTCTCGCTGACAGCACGTTGATTGCGATCGATATCGCGTCGCAGATTGCCTCAGCCAACGTCAATGGCGCCGTCATCGACATGCAGGGCTGGGACGGGTGCTGCTACACCTTCAATCTCGGCGCCATGACCGCATCCGCGACGTTCGACGCCCGCGTCGTTTCGAGCGCAAACGCGAACATGTCAGGTGCCACCAACATCACCAATGCCGCGCTGACGCAGGTGCTGGCCGCGACTGGCAATACCAACGCCTACATCATCGACGTGTACCGTCCGTCGGCTCGCTATCTGCGTACCGCGACTCAGCCGGCCACAGCCAACGTGCAGTTTGCCAGCATGGCGATCCGCTACCGCCGTTCCGGCATCCTGCCGCCAACCGCGCTGGCGCTGCAAACCGTCAAGGTTGCAAGCAATTAGGTTTACGTGAGCGCGAAGCTCACCGTCTGCATGATCGTCCGCGACGAAGAGGCGCTCCTGCCTGGGGCGCTTCAATCCGTCCGGGCGATTGCGGACGAACTCGTAGTCGGCATCGATGACCGCACCACTGATCGAACCGAGACAATCGCACGTGCGGCCGGCTGTCGCATCCACCGCTTCCAGTGGGTGGACGACTTCGCAGCCGTGCGCAATATCGGACTGAACAAAGCCAGCAAAGACTGGGTGCTGGTGATCGATGCCGACGAACGACTCACGCCCTGGGGTGAGGGTATGATCCGCGCAGTCCTGCGACGGCCCGACCCGCGTATAACGGGCTACGCATTCCAATGCGCTATCACGACGCTCGACGGTCGCACACAAGAGACTGATGTGACATCCGCGCGGTTGTGGCGCAACGACAACGCACTCCGCTATTCAGATTGCGTGCATGAACAGATCGCACGCAATGGGAAGCCGGTGCCGACAGGCGTGCTCCGTGGCGGTGTGGGAATGGTCCACTACGGCTACGACCCGTCGCTATCCAAAAAGCGGGACAAGGATCAACGCAACCTCAGACTGTTGGAGAAACGATTGGCCGATCATCCTGAGGATCGGTATGTCGCCTATCTGATCGCTCACCATCACGGGATTCATGGCCGACCAACTGAAGCAGCACATGCTGCGAGAGTCGCGCTGGATATGTCTGGCGAATTACATCCTGAAGCCCTTATCGAATTGAGAAAGGCGTGCGCATATGTGGATTCAATGGCGCTCAACTAGTCGAGGTAGGGGAGGGTGACGCAACTTCAGGACGCGCCCACAACCGTCTCGCTCGACGAGGCGCGGGCTGCACTCGCTCGGGAGTGGGACGCGGTCGCGCCAACCACTCCTGAGCAAATCCTGAATTTCTATCGCACTGCGCACGGACTCCGGAACGATCTGGATATCTGGCACGCGGAACCGTCTCGTCAGCTGTGGACGGACATGCTCGTCCACGTTGCCAAAGAGAGCGGCGCTACAGTTGTCATCGACATCGGCTGCGGTGCCGGGCACGATCTGCGGGCACTCCGCAAAGCACTTCCTGATCTCGCTCTGTTCGGTGTCGAGCCTAACGTAACGCTCGGGAATGCCCTGGAAGATGACGACTTTATCGTCTACACCAGAGTAGACACGGCTCCTATCGAATCGGCCGATCTGCTGGTCTGCGTCGATGTGTTGGAGCACATCCCAGACCCAGAGCAATGGTTGGGCAAGATCGCACAGCGAGCCGGTGTCGGAACATTGCTCTTCGAGACAACCGCAACCTTCGATTGCGACACGCCCTTGCATCTGGCGGCCAATCGCGGCTGGCATCCTGGCCGCGTGCTCGAGCGGCACGGCTGGACGCTGATCGACTACACAGACCGCGTGCGCGTCTGGAAGCGCATAGAGCTCGTCGGTCGCCAGACGTCAAGCCTGTTGCTGTGCTCGTACAAACTCGATGCCTATCTTGACCCCACGATGGGCTTGATGGGTCGAACCACAGCACGTGGCCCCTGGCGGTTTCGTGCCAAGCGCGGCGATTCGGATATCGGCCGCAGTCGCGCGATCATCACGACCGGCTGGTGGACGCAGACGAACGACGACACGTTCCTGATGATCGACCACGATATGGGCTTCAGTCCAGACGATGCGGACCGCGCGGTCGAGCTGTGCCGCAATGGCTATGATATCGTCTGTGGCGCATACCCGGTTCACAACGGCGCGCACTTCGCGTGCAAGACGCTGCCAGGCACACAAGAGTTGCATTTCGGGCCGGGTTCACCGCCGGTCGAGATCAAGTACGCCGCGACTGGCTTTATGGCCGTCCACCGGCGGGTGATCGACAAGCTAGTTACGACGATGCCGCTGTGTCATTCGGTCCAGCCGTGGGCTTACTACCCCTTGTTTCCACAGCCGATTGTCGAAGACGCCGACGCTGGCGGCTGGGCGCGTCTGTCCGAGGATTGGGGATTCAGCCATATCGCTCGCGAGGCGGGATTCAAGGTCTGGCTTGATCCACAGACGATCCTCAGTCACGGCTCGGATATTCCGCTTAGCGTCATCAATATGGGAGCAATCCATAATGCCATCACTGAAGCCTGACGAGCGATCACCAAAGCCTGCCGAGTCCAGGACTCCGGAACCGACGGCACCAGCATCAACCCTGATCGAGGAAGTGGCGGCAGCCGTCAAGGCCGCGGTTGTCAAAGTGCCGGTATGTCCGCACTGCGGCGCGGCGCTGCGGGAACACCACGACACGCTGGAAGCGTTGCATTGTGACGCGCCGGCCTGCGTCAACTGCTGCTTCGTGCCCAGCCCCGATGGTCCCGTGATCCGGCCAGGCGCACCCCACTGTCCGGCCACCGAGAGACGCTAACTACCTTCCGTGAAAAAGGGCTACACCGACCAATATCTCATCGCCGACGTGAGCGGCAAGCATGACGGTGTGCCAGCGGTTGCCATGCTCGACGTGCTGATCGAGGCAGCCGAAAACTGGATCGACAAGTACACCCAGCGCGCCTGGCTAGTGTCATCCGTCACCGCTGAGCTACACACGCTCACGACCTGGCCCCCAACCTCGTACTCGCACTATCGCACGTGGGGCGGGTCCGATTGGTGGGACTGGTCGAACTCCAACCGGCGTGATGCGATCATCACGCTCAACGTCGCGCCGGTAACGGCCATCACCGCGGTACGCGCACGCGGCCTGTACGTTGGCGCTCCGATCACGACGCTACCCGCGACGGATTACGAGATCATGGACCCCAACCTGGGCCAACTCCTGATCGCCGCGACGTACTTCGCGCAGCGATTGAGCATCGACTACACGTGCAGCACGCCGGTGCCGGCTGACATCAAATACGCCGCGTCACTGCTGGTTTCATACTGGGTCGGACTCATGATCTCAGCCACCGGCGCAGCGGCCAGCCTGGGCATCAAGAGCTACTCCATCGGACAGGATCTGACGGTAGAGTTTCAGGACACCGGCACCCGACTGAAACTGGACGCTCCGCCG